GTGTTAAATTTGACGGCAATAAATCATGGTGCAGGGTAATTAACTATTTTCCTATGAATGTTAAGTCATTGGGCATACTGTATTCACAATTAGGCTTTGGCCCAAATGATAAAATTATCGCTGATTATGCTGATAAAAAAGCTATTGATACTCTAGACGATGGCTTTACCGAGGAGACCTGCGATGCTGAAACGCTAAAGCTATACCCACAAATGAGGCGTGGGTTCTTTATGGAACGGTGCATAAAAGGGCCGGATTCAATAACTAATACCATTGACACAATGGACGGTATGGAGTTATATGCTGTTGAAGAAGATGAATCAATATGGAATGAGATATTAATGCGGGTATACAATCAAAACAAAGCAGGGGAATATACAAATGAGCCAGCACCAGGATTTGACCATGCCTTAGATGGATGGGGATATGTTATAATGGATCGTAAAAAAGGCGACTATGGAATTAGCAGATCAAATTAGCTACGTAGTTCCACTTGGCACTGGCAGTAGATGCGGCGATTTAGAGTTACTATATTCTTTACGCTCCTTACAACCATCCGATTGCTGGCTAATAGGTACACGCCCGACCTGGTATACCGGCAACCATATCAAACAAGGCGAAACGGGTATTTCCACGCTAAATATTTGGCAGAAACTATTAACAGCCTGCAATACACCTGAAATATCAGACCCGTTTATTTACGGCAATGATGATTATTTCTATTTACAGCCCGTACCGATTGAGAACTATTACGGCAACTTAGCAGGCAATAACGAGTATAAGCGCATCGCACGATATACGCTCGATATATTGAAATATAATAACCTACCAATACTATTCTTTGATGTACACCGGCCTATGTTAATTTATAAGCAGTTATTTATTGATGCTTATAATTTCTTTGGCAATCATTTAAAGATCAACAGCAGCCTATTAGTCAAGTCCTGTTATGGTAATTATGCCGGGCTAGACGGTACGTTGGTTACTGATTGTAAATTAGCGTACTGGAACGGTGAGCCCGATATAGATATGTTTAGCATAGGTGATGATTGTATCGACGTTATGTTTAAGGCTTATTGTGAAAGTAAGTGGCCCGATAAAAGTATTTATGAAATTTAGTAACTTAGCAAAATGAAACTAACCGCCCAACTAATCATATCAGCCTTATTTCTATACTTCCTTATTGCGCCCTGGTTTTATAATGATCTGTTTTGGAAATTCTGCTCGGCATCGGTAATTATAGTTAGTATTTTGTTAGCTTTGCTGATAGCCTTTAAAAAGAAATGAACCCCGACCATAAATCACAACACGGCATCGAATCATATATCGAGAAGTATTTACCAGGCCCCGGTTTCTTTGTTGAAATAGGTGCATGGGATGGTGAGATAATCAGTCAAACGATCAGGCTCGAGCAAGACAAAGGCTGGAAGGGTATTTGCGTAGACCCGTTCCCGCATGGCTTTAGTAACAGGGATTGCGATGTAGTTTGGCGGGCTATAAGCAAAGACGGCAAAGATCGAGAGTTTTTACAGGTAAGTATTGATAGGCGTAATGGCGGTGACGTTTCGTACTTTTCGGGGTTCGCTGATTCGATGGGTGCTAACCTAGAGTTAATTTACGATCATTGCGATTACAATAGAGTTACGGTAAAGACGGTAACAATAGATAATCTTTGGGAACGATATAAACTGCCAAACTATGTAGACTTTCTATCTGTTGATACAGAGGGAAGTGAACTTGAAATATTTCAATCAATTGATTTTAGTAAACTATCCTTCGGGCTAATAGTCTTTGAGCATAATGAGAATATAAACGCAAAGCATAACATAGGGCGGTTATTAAATTACGCTGGGTATAAACTACTTGATGAACTTCGGTGCGATGATATTTATATAAACTCCAATATATAGTAATGACAATGATTTCAGGAATTAGTGGAAACGGGGGACGCCTCGGTAATAAATTATTCGGTTACGCCTCAATGATAGGCATATCTAATAAATGGGGGCATGAGTTAAGTTTACCCGATTGGGGCTATTGTGATTACTTTGAACATCCTTTTCCTATAGGCGAACTAAAAGGCTTTGAGTACCATGAAACGACCTTCCATTACAACCAGGAATATGTTGATACATTAAAGGATATTGATTGTGATTTCAACCTTAAAGGCTATTTGCAATCAGAAAAGTACTGGGTGCATTGTATTGATAAAGTTCGCAAAGCATTAACATTTAAAGCTGACTTTGCAGATCAGATTAGGCACCCATTTGAGCAAGTATTCGAGAAAGCTACTATTGCAATTTCAATCCGAAGGGGTGATTACGTAGGCAATAGTAACTATGTTAATCTTGGAATATTACATTATATCCAGGCTTTATTTATACACTTCCCAGACTGGGAACAACATAATATCATTGTCTTTTCGGACGATATACCATATTGCCGGGTTCACTTCGATTGTTTGCCGAATGTTTACTTTAGCGAGAATAACAGCGATATTGAGGATATATGTTTGATGTCGCAATGTGACCATTTTATTATTGCTAACAGCACGTTTAGTTTTTGGGGGGCATATCTTGGTGAGAAAGCTGGTACTAAAGTTGTACGACCTGTTAAACACTTCGCAGGTCCATTAAAAGATAAATGCGATATTAAAGATTACTATCCCGAACGATGGATAGCTTTTGAATCAGCCAAGCGTATTTCACTAAAAGACGTAACATTTACCATCCCAGTATTTTACGACCATCCAGACCGTAAGCAAAACTTAGATTTATCCGTTTGTCTATTGCAACATTATTTCGATACAAATATTATCGTACAGGAAAACAACTCTGCTGGATTACAGCATATCGGGAAGTATATAGATTATCTACAGTCCGGCCATCCTGTATTCCACCGTACAAAGATGTTAAACGAAATGGCGCGTGTAGCCACGACCGATATTATTGTGAATTGGGATTGTGATATAGTTCTACCACCTTTACAGATTTGGAAAGCAGTACAGGCAATCCGCAACGGTGCAGATATGGTATTCCCGTATGACGGTAGGTTTGCACGTATCCCACGAATGGTATGGTATAAAGACTTATGCCATTGGTTAGATATTGGTATTATCGGAGATGCTAAGTTTAACGGCATGAATAGTAATGATAATTCTAATAGCGTTGGCGGGGCCGTATTTTGGAATAAGGCAAGCTACTTTGCTATCGGCGGCGAGAACGAGAATTTTATTAGCTTTGGTGCAGAGGATCAGGAACGGGTTGTCAGAGCAGAGAAGTTAGGGCTAACAATCGAGCGTATTAAGGGATGCCTATATCATATCAACCATTGGGTAGGGGTAAACAGCACTACGCGAAACCCATACTTTATGACTAACCGAAAAGAATTTGAAAAAGTGCAAGGTATGAGTAAAGAGGAACTTTTAATTTATATACAATCATGGAAGCAATAGAATTTAAAGAACAAACAATGGTTTATGCAAAGGATCAACCAGAGTATATGCCACTACCTGCATGGATAAACCCTGACCCTGAATCAATGGGCGAAGTTGTAAGCAAATGGCGATTTAGCCCTAAAGAATTAGAAGAGTGTATTAAAAACAACGGAGAGTTTTATTTAACTGTATGTACTTTTCATGGGCGCAGGCAAATACATATTGATGAAATTATGAAGGTCGCATCTGAATGTGATACTGAAACTGGCATGGGATATGTAAATACTGGCGGGCTATCTCCAGTTCGTCCAGATGCCTTTAGCCCATTTATATTTAATGAAAATAGAGTATAAATTTGTTAATATAAATTTTATATATTTGTTCATCCGCTAAAGTGATAATAGCGACAAAGTTTAAACAATTTAAAAATCAAACAACTATGTCAATGTTATTCAAATGCCCTCCAGGGGCTTATCTTGGCGGTATAGTACCGACCACATGCCCTATAAAATGGGATCAAACACAAAAACTAGTCTTTGGGCGCAAGTTCGCAGATCGTTTTGCAAATGCAGGGGCTTTTATAAGCCAAATGGCATGGTATTCGTTATTGAATATAACCGTTAACGATAGCCGTCTAGTCATTACGCCTTATGTATCGGGGCTTACAATACCAGCTACAACCGTACTTACAAAGGGTGGTAATGATAATACCACTATTGACGGGGTTCCTGAAGTTAATGGTATTGGCTTTGCAACTGTTAAGTTCCAACTTAAAAACATATCGGCAGAAACAGCGGACGAACTTCGTTTGTTAGGAACTGAAACAATGATACAACCCGGCGTTTCAAACGTTGTTGCTTATTTTCTACAAACAAGCGATGCAATAGTCTGGAATAAAACAGCAACGGGCGATAAGTATGATGGATTCGAAATATTTAACCTGGTAGTTACTGATATTGGCAATGAAGGCTTGAATACTAATACTATGTACGATGTTCAATTCGATATGAAAGGTGGATGGTCACAGTATTGGGGCTATCAGGTATTACCATTCAATCCACGCGATATGTCCAATCCTGCATCTTAATACCTTCGAAACGTGGTATTATCTAATAGCGACGCAAAGAGGCTTATAGAACATCCGTGTTCTACAATTCAATTACAACGAGCGAGGTATCATGAATCCCGGTTGCGTTTCCATGCGCAAGTTTCGGAGCATCGGACGTATGGAAGCAGGTATCAGTTTGATTTTTTAGCATGGGCGAAAGTTACGATTACCGCATCTGATAAATTCAATCAGTTCGATAATCAACTTACCTATCCGCTAAAATCAAATGAAGTAGTGGATAGCATATCGGATGAGTATGCTAAAGTTTTCAATAGCCAAAACGCCTTTATTGGATATGACTTTACCGACCCTAATCTAAAGCAGGAATATACCGAATACTCAAAAGGGTATGAGCATTTTTGGCGAAAAGATATTTTTACCGCTATGCTATCGGCGATCAATTCGATTGTTGTAATTGATATGGCCGTTACACCAGATGAGGACGGGGATGAGGTAAAGCCTTATTATTATCTACTTTCTATTGACCGGGTTATTGATGTAAAAGTAGAAACCGACGGGGAAATTGAATACCTTATTTTTAATGATGCAGAAGATCGGATAGTAGTCATTGACGATACAAGCTACCGGGTTTATAAAAAGGTAAACGACAGGGTAATTCTCCAAAGCACCAACCTGCATCCGTTAGGTTATACGCCAGCCTCATTTATGTGGAATGATGCGCTATCGCCGGAAACGCCAATGATAAAACTATCACCGATCAGCGCGATATTAGGCGACTTGGATACTTACTTATTTCAATATACCTGTAAAAAGTGCCTAGATATTTACGCATCATTCCCTATCTACTGGCATTTTGATAATAAATGTAAAGTTGATGGATGCGCATCCGGCTATATACGCCGGCCATCAACTGTTATACCAGGTGACTTTTGGATGGAACGCTGCCCAGCTTGCGAAAAGAATAGTTTAGTTGGGGCCGGGTCGGTTCTGAAGGTAGATCCACCTCGTGGTACTGATTCGCCAAACTTGCGCGAACCTGCCGGTATAATATCGGTAGACCGGGCGTCATTAGATTATAATGTTGACGAAACTGAACGGTTAAGGGATCAGATAATAGCAAGCGCAACAGGTAAGATAACCGAGAAGTTTAGAACCTCCGGCGCGATGAACGAAGACCAGGTCCATTCTAACTACGTTTCACAAACGAATATACTGATGTGGATCGCTGGTAATTTTGAAAAGATACACCATTTTGTAATTGACGCAACAGCAACGTTAATGTATGGCGACCGTTATACGGGATGTTCAGTATCATACGGAACGGACTTTTATTTAGAGGATCAGAATAAAGTAACCGAAGAGTATGTAAATGCAAAAGCTGCCGGGTTGCCAATGTATATCTTACAAGCAAAACGGAACCAGGTTGACGAATTGCAATCAAAAAACAATCCGCAGGAACGACAACGCCTGTATATATTGCGGCAATTAGAGCCATATCAGGACGTAGGGATGGATATTTTACAAAAGATTCCAGGACTTGATATAAATAAATTTGTAATTAAATTAAATTTTAGTACGTTTGTCAATCAATTCGAGATAGAGTACGGAAACATTGTAGAATGGGGATCGGCTTTAGACTTAAAAACAAAAATAGATCGTATTAATTTAATCTTTAATCAGTATGCAGCAGACCAACAGCCAGCACCAGTCATCACAGCCCCGCCAATCACAGGCCCAGCCACAAGTTAACGAATACGGCACGATATTCGGGGAATTAGATAGCGATAAAAAATATCCGTTCCCTATTGGATGGATGGGTATGGTAGTTGTAACGCAGTTCAATGTTTTTGCAGCACCGTCAGGACAGCAAATGGTTGATGAAGGAACAAGGCGGACAATGCCTTATGATCCTGCTGTTTTTACAAAGCTGATAAAAGATAAGGGATTTAATGATATGCAATATTATATATTGCACGATCCGAGATAATATTTAAGAAGGTATATCCCTCGATGATCGTTTTGAGCGTGCGCACGTAGCTAAACAGGAGAGGGGTACACTAAAGTAAAAAACATTGCACCGTAGAGCAGTTGGTCAGCTCGGTAGGCTCATAACCTATAGGTCGGCAGTTCGAATCTGCCCGGTGCTACTAACCAGTCATAAAGTGATAATATGCCTTTAAACGATGAAGTAGTTGCCTTATTAGGTAACAAATTTACAGCAGATCAGATTTTGGAGCAACTTTTACCAGATGCCCAAACAAAATTAACAGCAAACGGACACGTGATCCGCAAAAAAGAGGATGATGATAGTTATGTCGCTTCGAAAGCTAAAGAGTTAAAAGATGCAGAGATCGGCACGCATGTAGGTACGCTGCACCAGTTTTACGAAGATCAGATAACGGATTTAGGTTATACCAAAAAGTCAAATGAAAAAACATCTGATTTTCAAAAACGGGTATTGAGCGAACTTAAATTAAAAGCAGACGCGGCAACCGGGGGTGATAGTGTTTTAAAACAACAGATCGAAACCCTAACGGCTAATTTAGACAAAGCCACATCGGATGCTGCAACCCAGGCAACCGATCTGAAAAATAAATTCTTCAAAAAACAGGTGGATAGTGAATTATCAGGCGAATTAAATAAGATCGCTATTGCTATCCCTACAACTATAAAAACAGATGCTGAAAAACAGGCGTATGCCGAAAATCAGCGGAAGTTATTGAAATTACAATTATTAAATGATTACACCGCCAAAGAGGATAATGACGGGAATGTATTGTTCTATAAAGGTGAAATTTTAGAAAAGTCAACAATCAACGGCGCGCCACTTACAGCGAATGACATTATTAAACGGGATTTTTCCGCTTATATGGATGTTACAGCAGCTAAAGGCGGCGGGGCGGGTTCATCTGCGTCAGGGACGAGCGCAGGAACTTTCCAAACAAGGCAAGAGGTTTATGATCATCTAAAAACAAGCGGCTACGAAGAGGGAACTAATAAGTTTACCCAAGCGGCTGTAAAAATCATCAAAGAGCAAGGTATCATTAAATAATTGAGTAACCCGTCTAAGTGATAAAGCGGAAATTAACAGAATGTTAACTTTTTAAACTTGTAAATTATGGCAGCTTTATCAGCAACCGAATTACAGGACGCGATCATTTTAGTAGAAGGTAAAAAATTCAACCAGTTTGAAGGCCGTCTATCACGCTACGGCGCATTGAAAGCGTTCTTGGATGGGGCAAACGAAATACTCCCAGCCTCAACAGTAGAGAGCATGAAACAATCGGAAAAACAACCCGAAAAAGTTCCTGTTCTAAATAAATTTAACGCAACGGTATTAGATGCCCGTACGTGTACTATTACCTGTAATAGCAGGGTATCAGCCTTTAAAGCTTTGAGCTATGTAACCAAAGGCTTCGAGATTTGTATTGCTGACGCAATCAATGCCGGTAACTATATTAGCCGGGCCGAGGATTTTGCATGGCAAATGATCCAGGGGTTGAAAGCCGTTTATAACGCGCTTGACATTTCAGCCGTTAGTTCATTGGAAACTAATCGTAATACAGCGTTAGTAACATCTTCGCTGGCAACAATCACCAACAGTGCCGGTGATTATGAGGAAAATCTGCTTGCGGATATTTATTATGACATGTCGGCTTTAATGGCTCTCAATGATCTTGACAATGGACGGATCCAGGATGTTACTAATACCGAAGCCAAAAAGATGATGTTAAAATACGAATCGCAAGGGCAAAATAACGCCGTTAATCTTGCAGCCGTATTAGATGGCTCATTGGCTGATGCTTCGGATTACCAACATTATTTAACAAACAATATCTCATTAGGCACTGACCTTAGGGAAGCCCATTACTTGTTCCCAGAAGGATCAGTTGGTTTATTTGTTTGGAACGCTTTTGAATTCAAAAAACGTTCATCAAACGGTATTAGCCGTTTCTATACCCAGCAAGATCCGATTTTAGGGATTAACTGGAATGTGTATGAAACTACCGAGTGCGTTGATTTATCAACTATCGCTGCAGGTATGACAGGTACCGGATTTGTAACTAAATATCAATTTAGCGCGGACTTTGCTTATTTGACTGCTTATTCAAGCGATACCAACACACCGATTGTGAAAGTAATCAGCAAGAAAATACCAGTAAGTTCTTAGGTTTAGTTTTATTTAATTGTGAAAGCCCGGCAGAAATGTTGGGCTTTTTTGTATATTAGTATATATGTTAACAAGGATAAAAATTAATATACCAATTTATCATGGCTATTTAATGCTTGTATTTTGTGATGATATTAAGGTGGCAAACGATAAATATGGGCTTGGCCTTGAAAGAGAATATATAGGTGCTTTCGTTTGCCAAATGAGAGAATTAAAAACAGGCGTTTCTCAATACTACATTGTTTTTGATGCCAAACATTTTACGCACTCGGCAATAGCACATGAGGTTACACATTGTGCGAATTGGGTATTCATGGATAGGCAAATTAATTTCGACTATTTAAATGATGAACCGTATGCGTATTTTGTAGGTTGGATAACACATCAGGTATATAAATACGCATACCTAAAAAAGATAGATGTTATTGTAAATTTGATGTAACTTTTATTTACTTTTACATTATGATTAATCCAATAGCCTTTCAAACATGTATCGCCGGACTTGTCGGGTTTCGGGAATCATTAGACGCTACTATGCCGACAATATCTGATGATCTTAAAAGTTCTGAATCAGGTATTTACGTTAATGATATTCATTCGCTTATAACGGTTGAGAACATTTATAACTGCATTGTAAATACGGGTACTATTACTTTACCGAGTGATTGGTCAATCGGAACGGCTTATACAGTTGGCCAGCGGGTAGTATCGGGTGGCTTAATCTACTTGGCATTACAGGCAGGGACAAATAATGCTGTATCTGATGCTACATACTGGCAGAATATGGGTAATCCTTTAAGTATGTACTTACAGGATAAAATGAACCAATCGGGTGTTAAGTTGGCAAATGCTATATATATTCAAAAAAACCTTAATCAACAGGCTAAATCTATATTACCTGATACCATGCTTTACGGCGGCAATGGTAATATAAGGAATACAATAACAGGGCAGGGCCGCTTTGTAGGATTTCGCATCAAACTCAAAGACCTCGATCTGGCGATGATTATCACAAAGATAGGCTTACAGTTTAATGCTGCCGTTACTGACTTTCCAATCTATCTTTATAACTCATCACAGTCCGCTCCGGTAAAGATATGGAATGTAACTACCACGTCTGCATTTAGTTTTCAATGGGCAACTTTGACAAAACAAATCATGTCGTTTTTGTCAGATACCACAAATGTGGGGACTGATTTTTATTTAGGATATTACGAAACCGACCTTAACGGCGTGATGGCTATAAATAATGAATACACCTTTACGCAAAACCTTTGCGGGCCATGTAACCCCGTTAATTACCAGTTACGTAAAACATGGGGCGAGTTTATAGATATTACACCGTTTCAGGTAGTTAGCGAGAACCTAAATGCTGATCGTACATTATGGAATGTAACCCAAAATGGTTATACTGGCGGCATGTATGATAATTATATGGACGGGATAAACTGGGGCATAAACCTATTAGCTTCTGTTTATTGTGATACAACGGATTTCTTTTGCAGAAATAAGCATGGGTTGTCCAATGCAATAGCATTTCAAACAGCAGTTAGCATTATACAGGACATGGCATTTTCGGCCCGCGATAATCAGCAAATGCTACCACTACAACAATTGGCAAATTACGCGCTGAATAACCAGGATAATAATACAGCCGGATTGAATGCTCAAATGACAAAACAAATACAGCAATTAGATTTTAATTATGCTGGGAGTAATCCTAAATGTTTGCCATGTGCTGATTTGTATAATAATCAGGTTTTTTTAGGTAGTGTATATTAACTATGAGATTCGCTCCAATTACTAACCTTGCAAAGAACATAGCCAATATTGACTTGAATAAGGCTACGGGAACGGCTCTGCAGGCGCGTGGTAATGATATATCAGAATTGAATAGAGATCAGCTTCGGCGCGGTCAAGACGTTGCAGGCGCAAGTTTACCGCCTTATTCAGCGAGAAGTGTATCGCAGTTCGGTAAACCAGCGGGGGCGATAAAGTTATTTGATACAGGAGATTTTTATGCAGCTATTAAGCCGGCGTTTGCTGATAAGTCATTTGAGGTTACAGATAGCGATTGGAAAGCTGAAATGTTAGCAAGAGAGTTCGGCGATGTGATAGGCTTGCAGCAGGAAAGCATTAACGAATTAATGCAAGATGCTTTGGGGCAAATACAGTATGAATTAAGGCAACAACTATGAGTTATATCAACCCGCAAAACACCAGCATATCAACTATCGGCATAGATCAAACTATCACCGTATTGCAAACCGCAATGGGAGGTATTAGCTGGCTTACAAAATGTTTTCATAGGGCATACCGTCACTACCAACTTTCGCCGGTTAATGGCAAAAAAACGTTATCTATACCTAAAACATGGGAATCGAATAACGAATGGTATAATAATTTACCGAATGATAATTTAGCGGCTCATGCGTTCTTTTACCCAACAGGCGATGAGGATGTTTTAAAATATGACCCGCACGTTGACCCTCTCTGGAAGCAACAGATTTGCCTTATTGTTTGGGTGAATACAGATAAGTTGACAGGACACACTACCGGCCCGTCTTTAGCACAGGAGAAAGCGGACGTTTTATCTATTTTAAATAACTCTGATCTTATAATTTCGATTGATTCCATAGTAGATAAATCCGCAGATGATATATTTACACCATTTACCATTGATGACCCTAAAAGTCATTACACGATGCTGCCATTTGCTGGATTTCGTATTAATTTTACTGTTAAATTTGATTATATAATATGCAACTCACCGAGTTCCTGATACTATCCGTAATTATCGGATTGATAGCCTTTAGCTTGTTAACCGTAATGATTATAAACGGTTATAAACGTTGCCAGTTTTGCGCGGGTTTTTGGATATGCTGTTTATTGTCTTTGGTATATGGTTTTTTTTACGGCTTTGGCTATCCATTAATAGTATTGCCATTTTCGGCAGTGGCAATTTGTAGCTTTATAAATAAATGATAACCTACAAAATCAACAATCAAACTCTGGTATTCTATTCCAGCATCAAAGAAATGCCCATCAAGCTGTACAACTTAACACAAAGGTATATTTTACAGGATATGGGCATAGGCTCTGATATGAACGCTATTGACAGCCACTTTGCCGCACTAGATGGATTTTTAGCAGGTAATAAAATAGATGATGCAAAAAAGGAGCGCGAGAATATGCGGTTCGCCTTTTATACCATGCTCGAACAGGTTAATTATAAATCGCTTACTTTTGGTTGCCATATCTTTTCTGTTGACGGAGTAGAAGTAACAGACCGAAGCGAAGAGGCAATAACTTCGGTACTGGATGGGCTAACCATTTCAGTACAGCAAGCCGAGGAAATCTTAGCTGAAGTAAAAAAAAACTTCAATATGAATTAACGGTTTACTTTCCAGCGTGGTTTACGGAATCAGATTTAAACTATCTTGAAAAGTTAAAGAAGTATTTACAGGCAAGGATCGAGTTTGAACTTACTGGGGACGTTGCGCTATTAGCTGAAATTAATCGCTACACTGATTATTTTTTAGAAGCCAATAAGCCAAAGGACTTTAACCCCTTTGTGGAAAATTGCCTGATACAGATGGAGCAGGAATTTGAGAGTATGGCGGCAGCACTAGGGGAAAACGGCATACAAAATGCATCAGAACTAACAGTTTTTGAGTTTTACAGTCGTGTGAAATACTTTCAAAAGAAAAGTAAAAAATAGTTAACTTTACGTTATGGCACTCTTTAATCAATATTCATTCATCCGTTTCAGTGACACCAATCCTGAAACCTATACAGCACCGCCGCAAGCATATATAAAAGAGCGTTGCCAATATCCATTTATGCCAATTATAGTACCGGGCGAATATATAGCTTTTTATATCGGATCAAAATATGGGTATGATCTTGGAGCAACAGTTAACCTGCAAATTGTTAAATACAATACTGGTGTAATAATAGGTACGTACCCATACTTACAACAGGATATTTTTGTAAGCGGACTTTATAACTTATACGCTGATTTCACTATCCCTGCTTTAGATAATGGGGTTTATTATTTCAGGGCAGTAACATCAGGTGGCTCGGTTCTATTAACCAGTAACTTACTATTATGTATGAATGAGGATTATCATAATGTATCTTCATACGTAGAATTTACTAACGATCAAAACTTATATAATGTACGATACGCATCATTAGGGAACTTTTATCAAAAATTCCGATTAAGGATAACGGATATAACCGGCGGTGATTATGAGCAAAATAATGAAGCATACAGGTCGACTACTTCGGGGCGTTACCGAGATCTGTTAGAAATTCCAGAACGTTACTTTACTTTTGAGGCTTACTACTTTGATACGCCGGCTTTCGAGGCATTATCATGTTTCCTTGCACATGGTACCAGACTAATAAATACCAAAGAATACGGATTCAAAGCCAACCTATCACATGACCCGATATTGTTAAATAACGTAGCAAAAGGGCAATTTCAAATGTACGATCAGGCGTTTTCAACAGTTAATAAGTGTTATGCTAATATTGTGTCTTCTTAATACGGTTATATTATTTCTGATATTGCGCGGGTTAAAAAGGCCACGCAAAACTATAATAAAAACCAAAATCGAATATTACAACGGATTAACGCCGGCGGAATTTGCCGAAAAACAACTATGGGATAGTTGCCCGGAATTGCGATATGAGATACTAAGGCAGCAACTTGAGGGCGGCGATATTGACAAAGCTACGTACGATAATGCGATTGAAAACCTTATAAAAGATATATCTATTTAATTACTATCTTTACAAAGTGGATAGGGTTAACCCACGTTAAACTAATTGCAAAATGGCAAAAGGAAGCGGCCCTATTCAGTATGATGACCTATTTAATAGTGATGTTAACTCAAAAATAACAGAACTATCCGGAATTGTTACCAAATTACAATCAGACTTTCAGGGATTAGGCGATGTCATTGATGGTATGAGCGGTAATATAAAGGTCAAAATAACAACCAGTAATACCGCCTTAAAGGACATGGGCGATGGCTTAAAAAATGTAGATGTAGCTACGCGCGGGGCAGGGGCTACAATGACCGATTATGCTAAAGAGGTTGAGAATGGAACTAAAAAAAGTGCTGATCTAAAAGCACAACAGGACTTATTAAACAAAACATTCAACCTTGCTACAGCATCAGTAGATGAGATTAAAGCCCGTATAAAATTATTAACCGCCGAATATACCGCACTGGGGAGTGCTACGGATGCTAATAAAGCGAAAGCTTCCGCCCTATCCTCACAGGTGGTCGGCCTAAAGAATCAGCAGACACTATTAACATCAGCTTTAGTTAATTCAAAAAATAGCCTTGTACAAGCCGAAGGCTCATATAACCAAATGAGCATAACGCTGACTAAATTACGCTCCGAACTAAAAGATATACCTAATGCTATAGATGCCCAGACAGGTGCTTGGAATAAAAATAATCCTGCAGTAAAGGAACACTTAGAGAAGATAAACCAACTTGACGGAGCACTTAAAAAGGTGGATGGCTCAATGGGTGTGCATACCCGGGATGTAGGTGATTACTCTGAAAAAATAAGAGAGGCTCTTCAAGATTTAATTCCGTTTGGTTCGCAATTAGGCCGGACTGGGCAAGCCATTAATGATTTATCGCCTGTATTAGCTGGAGCGATAGAGAGTATGGGCGGTCTTGCTATAGCCGCGATAGGTGTAGGTGCTGCTGTTACCGCTATTATCGCTGTCCCTATATATGCTTGGTTCATAGGTACGCAGGAGGGGGAAAACGCTGTAGCGTTAGAAACCAACAGATTAGAAATAGCTTGGAATCATGCAAAAGAAGCGGTTATTAATTTCGGTGGTGAAATGGTAAAGGCGTTCAGTGGAGAAACTAAAAGTAAGGTTTTAAACGGGATAGTCGCTATAACAAAATCAATACTTAGTATTCCGAGTGGTATTTTTTCAAATATATTTTCTCGTCCAGGGGATGAAAAGTTAGCACAAGAAATAACTGCCCTATCGATAAAAATAGCAAAGAATGAGGGGGATTTGGCTTTAAATACCGCTAAGGCAAATGACGAGTTTCAAAAACAGCGAGATATAGCAAGTGATATATCTCTTACCGCTGACAAACACGGGAAGGAGCTTGAAGATGGATATAAAAAACGGAAAGAAGCTGCCGATGCCGCTATTGAAGCATCTAACCATATAAAGGACTTAAAAGTAGATGAGCTGAAAGATCAACGTACATTACTGGAATTACAACTATCAGAAAATAAAAACGATGCTGGTAAAATTGAAAATATAAATAAGGTAAAAGCATTTACCGCCGCTATTTACCAAGCCGATGCCGATGCATTAAAAGAGCAGACAAGGATTAAAAGCTCGCTTAGGACAATGGAGGTCGAGCAGGAAAAAGGGAAGGAGGCCGCGGCAAAGGCCGCAGACAAAGCTGAAAAGAAGCGGATAAAAGATGCAGATACGCTATTGAAAATACAAACTAAAACAAACGTATCAAAACTTGAATCGAAAGAGATAGTAGATTTGGGTAACGCTAGAACCGAGACTGAAAAAACCAATATTATCATAAAGTTCGAACAGGACAAACTGGCGATTATTGAAGACGGTATTAATC